AAATTTTTGTTATTTTTTCATGATTTTGATTTAGAGTTTTTTTGCGTCACCAAATATAAGAGAAATGGTGACGCAAAAAAACTACCAAAAATATGTATGTGAAAAATGTGACTTTACATGCTGTAAATACCAAGGTTTTGAAAGACATTTAACCACACTGAAACACAAAAAAGTAGTTTTTGGTGACGGTTTGGTGACGCCAAAAAACTACCTTAAACAATATTCATGTGAGAAATGTTTCAAGGTATATAAATCTAGAAACGGTTTATGGTCTCATTTAAAAAAATGTGAAAAACTATTACAAAATGACACTTTACAGTTATCCAACTTATTAGACCCAACGGATACTCTCTCCATTTTAACTCTGGTAAAACAAAACCAAGAGTTCAAAGAAATGATGATGGAACAAAATAAATATGTAATGGAACTTGCCGAAAAAATGAATACCAATCAAGTTGTCAATTATAATACACAAAACAATACACAAAACAATCAATTTAACCTTCAATTCTTTTTAAACGAAACATGCAAAGATGCTATGAATATCAATCAGTTTATTGATTCTATTCAAATTAAATTAGAGGATTTGGATTATACGGGGAAGCATGGCTATGTCAAGGGTCTCTCGAATGTAATTGTGAGAGAACTAAAAGCGTTGGATCAAAAATCCAGACCATTACATTGTTCAGATGAAAAAAGAGAAGTAATTTATATAAAAACCAATGATGTATGGGAAAAAGACATAGACTACGCAGGGGTTACCCGTTTTACCAAACATCTCGCCCATAAAAAGTTCTTGAAAATCAAAGAATGGGTGGAAGAGAATCCCACATGTATGGCGCACGATGATAAGAAAAACGATGAATACTTAAGTATATTGGGTCAAATTACATCAGGCTTCACACATTTGAATGGAAGTGAATGTCAAGAATCTATGAAAAAAATTATAAAAGCGTTGGTGAAACAAATAACAATTCAAAAAACAATTCTTTAAAGAAATGTTAAGTGTGCAACTACATGAGTTTTGTGTCTGGGTTAATGAGTAAGTCTTTGCAAACGTATCTTTTTCTTGAATTTTTCTTCGTCATGAAACAAATACAACTTAAACTCGTGTTTTTCATAGTCTCCAATGTTTTCTCGTTCGGTAATACGAGAAACCATTTTCAGTTCAGGAATATAAACAACATATTGATATAAACCATCATTTCTCATAATTTTATCAAAAGTATACCCTTCATAGTTTTTTTCCATTACTTCCTCATTTGTAGTACATAAATGTAAAAGAGAACAATCATTTTGAACTCGCCTTATCATTTTCATGGTTGTATTTATATATTCCAGTTCGCCTAACCATTTCATATAAAATTCATATGAATTCGAACTCAAGTCAATCATTCGGTGATTGAACTGAAACTGAATCATATTTAACAAATCTACAAGTCGTCGGATAGGCGAAGTTATGTGGACGTATGCGTCCATGTCAAGAAGTTCATGTTGAATTGGTAATGGTGTTCCATCATCACCCTCCCTTTTGAGAGAAGAAATATCAATGTATTTTCCAGAAGAACTATTCCATATCTTTATAAAAGTCTCTACTTCCTCTGGAATTGTTACGTTTTTCAAATCTAAATGAAAGTTTGGTTTGAGAATCGTGGAACGAAATATCCCGTTATTATGTGAGAGTAAATCTTGTGCGCTATGGTAATTCATAAAAATCATTAAATACGCTACAACATCATGACTATTTTTGATATTATTTAAATACTTGTATTTCTTTGATAATTTTTTTGTTACAGAAAATAGTTGATTGTATTGGTCAAGTCGTAAAAGTTCTTCTTCTTCATATACATAATTTTTTGAAAGACGAACTTTACAATTTGCGTAATTCATGGATAAAATCTCACCATTCTCTTCGTTTATCTGTATGTCCAAAACAAAAGCAAGACGTGTATTTCCAGACTGTAAACTACATAAACAGTCAGATAATATTGTAGGAAGCATAGGTCGTTTTTTATCAGGCAAATAAATGGTGGAAATTCTACGAGAGAAGGAATTCCATAAATTCAATACATCTAACCAAATTGTTACATTCGAAATATAAATACTCAACATGACCGTTTTTTCATCCATTTGTTGAATACTGAACGCATCATCAAAATCGAGACTGTTTGGAGGGTCAATTGAAAACACATGAATACTTGTTCGATCTTCAATAGTCGGGTATTTTTTTGTTATGTTTTCTAAAAACGCATCTTGTGAATTGGTTTTGAGCGCTTTCGAGGTATCTTTTGTGAATTTTTGAATGGAAGTATTCAAACTTTTACAATATAACAAATATTCATAAAAGTGGTCTAACTTATCCACAGGTCCAATGGATTCGGTCAAAGAACCATATGGATGTTTTTGACCTTCTTTCCATTCCACAAACATAAATGTTACATAAAGGTTTGCGTATACTTTGGAAAACCCAACATGTTTCATTTCATAAGGTACGAGGAAAGACGGTATTCGAAAGTCATCGGGAACACATTTATATAAGAGTTTTCCGTTTTTTCTTCCATACGTTTTTGTGTTTTTTAAAAGCAACACACCTGGAATACAATGTGAATGTCTCGTGGACGAATGTAGTATAGTTACATCCTTTTTAATATAGTCATACGTAAAAACATCATTTGTTAGCAATTTATATTCTGCTGGATTTTTGAAATGTTTGATTTCGACGGGTTGAAATGTAAGGGTTTCGTGAACCGTCCATTCACTGTAGTTACGGTCATGAATGAGAATTTTGTAGGCAGTTTCCATTTTGCCTCTTTAAATAATGAGTATATTAAATGTATCATTGAGTTTTTATTTCAAGTTTTATTCAATTTTATTGTAAAAGATATCTTTTATGTTAAAAACATTTTTGACTTTTTGTTATAACATGTATAAATCAAAAAGGGAATAATAAAAAATCCAAAAACATAATAATACGAGTTTGAAATATCCTTTGAGTATCCATATAATGTATATATAGGTTCTCCGTTTGCGAGCAGTGGGTAATTATAAACCTCTTGCGCGTTAACTGATAAAATGTTAAGTAAATGATAATATATGGAATAATTTTTCAATTCGGGATACTGTTTTGTTTGTTGACCTGAATTTATATATTGAAAAACACAATAAATCCCCCAAAATGCGTTTGCGAGACTTATTTTTTCAAAAATATACAGCAATGAGTTGAAAAATATTGCTTCTAAAAATTTTGAAAAAAATGAAATGTATAAAAAACTAGTAAATATGTCAATATTATTTGGTGATAAATAAGATATAACTAAAGTATTCAACAAAAGATATATACTTGTGCTTGTTAACCAAGTTAAACATGTATAAATTATATAAAACGATTTGTAATTTATAATATTTATGTTACCAAAATATTTCGCAAAATAAATCATTTTTTCGATTTCAAATAAATTTACAGCAACAACTGAAATAAGTGATGTAGTTATTGAATATGCGTTATTCATTAAAAAAAAATAACCATTTACATTATCTTGGAAGTTGGTTCCATTTAATAGTATATAATAAATAATAAGAGGAACATGTGAGAATAAAATAGCGTATTGATAAGTTTTGTTTCTTAAAATGTATTTAAAAATGTTGTAAAACGCATTATATATTTTTGTCATTAAAAACCCGGTTGAAATATAACTTTTATAATTTATAATTTCCAAGAACACTACCTCCGCTGTTACAGTGGTTGTATTTTCATCACGTTTTTTTTCTATACCCAAAACTTGTTGTTCGTAGTATTCCAGTCGGTTTGATATTTCCAAGAGTGATGTATTCAAAACGATCTCTCCTTCTTCCATCACCATCAGTTGATCTACACTCTCCAAAATGATGTTATTGGGATGATGTAAAGTTAAAATGATTGGAATATCCAACTCTTTCAACAGTTTCATAATATGAATCGAGGTCTTGATATCCAGATTTGACAACGGTTCATCTAAAATTAATAAATCTGGGGTTTCCATGGTATTCAAAAGAATGGATAGTTGTACCAACTGTCCCGTGGAAAGGGATTTATTCTCGTCGTTTCCAATATACTTATCCTTGATATTCATCAATCGAAACCGTTCCAAGTAATAATCTACGGAATGCGTATAACGATAAGAATCTATAAACATTTGAACGGTTTCTTTGACGGTCAAATAGGGATTGAAAATCGGTTTGTGACCAATCATTTTGATGTTCGAATGATGATAGTTGAGTTTTCCCGAGAGAACATAAGGCGCTGGTAAATCATAGTTATTGATGACGTTGAGAAGCGTGGTTTTCCCACACCCAGAAGCACCCGCAATAACAATAATTTGATTTGATTTTGGTAAAGTGAGGGAAACATTCCTAAGAATAGATCGTTCTTTCACAAAAACAGAAATATTATTAAAAGAAAAAATAACATCCGAAGTGTTATCACCAGCGCGTTTCGTAAGAGATCTTGTCAAAGACTTGACAGATTCCTTAAATAGTTTTTTCATAGTAGGACGTTTTGGTTGTGTCGTTTTTTTTTGAGGTTTACTTTCTTCGTCTTGTTCTTTTTCTTTATTTTCCTTTTCTTCTAGTTCTATTATTTGAAATTCGTTATTATTCATAATAATAATAATGAATATGCGAAATATTACAAAAAAAATAACTCGTTAGGTTTCGTTATCATTTTTGTTAATATAATTTATCTCGGATATATTTACCTTTTTAACAACGTCTCTCTTCACATTTTGCAACTGTAGAGCGTACATACAAGTATGTGGAAGTATTGCTAAATTATTCATATATGTTCTGTAACGAAATGTCGAAATACTCGTGTTTTTTCCAAATTTTATACTATACCACCAGTAAGCTGGAATTTGTAAAATCTGCTCTTGGTTGACAACAACATCTAAACATTTCACTTTATCAAAATCGGGTTTGTATTGAGATTGAATATTCCACGGATTGATCGGCGAACGAAACTCAAAATTTTCATAATCATAAATAGGTTGTAAGTATTTTGAATAAATCGGCGGCGTTAGTTTCACCGAAACTGAACCTTGAGTAACCATAAAATAGTTTCGATAATTCAACTCATAACGAAACGGCGTTGTTGTATTCGTAGACCCAGAAATAATATCATATAAGCAATTTGATACCATATATGGTCTAAAAAACGAATCATTATGTTGAAAATGTTTCAATACACCAGTTTCTTTTAAAAAATCTCCATTATTCTCTGTAAAATATTGCGAATCCTTATCTTCATCAAATAATTTTAAAAGAGACGGAGTGTGTAAAGGAATATGAATTTCTGTATCATAATTTGTGTCTTTTGCGTTTCTTAGTTTCATTTCAAAAGCGGGATAACTTTCGAGAAGACTAGACATGGTTGTATAACGCATAAGTTTATCAAAACTTTCATTGTTCATATCAAATAATACTGGTTGTCGTAAGTCACAAATTTCTTCTAACTTATCCTTTGACGCATTGTCTATCTCATAAACTTCCAACTCATCGCTCGTCTTTAAATGAAAATAAATATGAAGATATATGAATAAAACGATTAAAAATATAAAAATTGTAAATATGACTTTCATAACTAATAAAAAAATATACAAATATTTCATTGTTTATACGAACCTTATAAGGTTTAATGTTTAATCTTCATCTACTTTGGGCGCAATAAAAAATAAAAATAAACTATCCTCTCCTAAATCATATTTCACCCTCATTGGGTAACTTCCACTCAATGATATTTGGATATCATTGGATAACTTTGTGGTTAGGCACATTTTGTGAAAGTAACTTAAACTATACGATAATTTAAAAGACTCGCCTTCAGCAATAGAATATTCTGTCAAATCATCAATTGGAATATTTACTAACATTTCCCCGACGGTTCCTGAAGTAGAAATATCCACCTTTTCTTCAGAGCAAGATAGGTGTATTACATTCCCAAATAACGATAGTTGAGAACATAGTTCCATTATTTTTTTTGATGGAAGCGCTATTTCAACATCATACTCTACTGATGGAATAGTTAACTGATCCATGTCAAGTTCTGCTAAAGGTATCTTAAAAAATTTATCAAAATGCGTTGAATTGTCCGAGGTTGTTTTCAAGTCTATATGAAAATGGTCGGGTTCTTTTTCATCACAATACATGCGAATGTTATGTTCTTGCGAAGTAGATAGAACATTAAAAAAAATTTGTGTGTCAAAACAAATAGATACGTCTTCCTCCACATTATATTCACTAAACCATGACGAAGTTAACGTAACATCAAACAAACATATATGAGACTTATCCATACCTTGGATATAAAATGCGTCTTTTTGAAATAAAACTTTTACGAGGGATGCACAAGTTTTTAGTCTTTCAAATATAGAAATAAAAATATCCTTCTTCTTTTTTTCTGTTATAGATAGGTTCATTGTATAAGTTGTAGAGTTGATTTTAATAGTTTTTCCGAGTTATTATAGTAGGGGGAACCGGGGGTTCCCCCTTGCCCACTCCCGCCCTTCGGGGAATTCTAATTCATTACCTTTTCCCATGATAAGATTTCTTGATGAAAAATTGTTATAATTTTCCTGGGTTCCCGGTGGATAATGCTGTATTATAGTTATCTCTCATTCAAATAACACCAGTCCCATTTCGTCAATAATGGTAGAATGATAATATTTTTGCGTTTTGTTCAAATCAACAACACCCATATATGTTCCAGGGGAACCGGGTTTGGGTCCAGTTACATTATTAACAAATGGAAAGGTTGAGTTACCATCACCGGTGTTATTTTTCAACATATTAACAGGTGGGTTTGTTATATTTTTCATAAACTTTTGACGGGTTTTTAACAAATAAATTTTACGAGCAGTTCTAAACCATATAAAACTTCGAATAATTGAAAATGCGCATATAAGCGTGCATAAACTCAAAATGTTCATCATTGTTTTATAACATAAAATTAAATTATAAAACAAGTTTCAATTTTTTATGAATCGCCAATAATATTTTGAGAAACACATAACTCCTCGTCGTTAGCGAATTCATTTTCATCATTGTTTTGTGTCATATCAAATTCTAATTTTTGTTTGCTTACAATGTCTTCGTCTACAAAAACATTTTCTTGAAACACAATATCTGCTAGTTTTTGATTTGTTTGCATAGTAAATGATTGTAATGATAATAACAAGTCTTTCAAGTTTGACATTTCATTTTTCAACGTATTCAAATCTTGTTTTACTACCTCAACATCGGCGTTTACTTGTGGGTTTATTTTTTGTTGTGGTTGTGACGGAACCTGTTGAGGTTGTGGTTGAGGTTGTGGTTGTTGTGATTGTCTTTTTTCTAAATTTTCCAATCGCGTAACTATGCTTTGAAACACAGCTTCATCTACCACACGAACGTTTTCATTAAACGATTCACCCCCTTCAACACCCACTCCAGAACTTGACAAATTTTGAACGATCTGTTCTAACACAGAAAAATGGTTTTCCAGTTTTCCTAAACGAAGAGTAGTTAATCCAATGGCGTCAGGAATAGATAATTTGGTTTGTTGCATTCTTTGTTGTTGCATCTGTTGTGGTTGTTGTTGTTGCTGAGGTCGTACTTGTTGTGGTTGAGAAGTTTCACCAGCGCGTCTTGCTCTTGCACTTGCGTTTGCTCTAGAACTCATTTTTAAGTTTCTTATATTTTCATATAATTAATTTTCAAATAATATTACGCACGCATAGGCATAAAAACAGATGAATGGCATTTATAATCTTCCACAACAAAATCCTCCACTTTATAGTCGTTTATATTTTCATAAATTTGGTTTATAGAAAGTCTCGGAAATTCCAACGGTTCACGCTGAAGTTGTTGTGACAACGCTTCTATATGGTCGTCATATATATGCGCGTTCCCTAAAGTATAAATAAACTCATGCGCTTCTAAACCACAATGATGTGCCAATAAATGCGTCAATATTGAATAAGATGCTATATTGAATGGAACTCCCAACCCTATATCTCCACTTCTCTGAAATAACATGCATGACAATTTATTTCCTCGTGTTACTTGAAATTGAACCATTACATGACAAGGAGGCAACGCCATTTCATCAAGTTGACATGGATTCCACGCAGTCATTAGTAACCGACGACTTGTGCGTTTTATGGGATCTGCGCTCTTTAAGTTGTTTATTATATATTGTAACTGGTCGATACCTTGTCCGCTATAATCGTTGTGACAATTTTGATAAGGTGCATTAAAGTGTCTCCATTGATAACCATAAATCGGTCCAAGATCACCTTCTTCTCTCGTGAATAATCCCCGATCATCCAAAAAATTTCTGGTTGAATTTGCGTCCCATATATGAACACCTTGTTCGTTTAGCGTATTGTTACTGGTTTCGCCTCGAATAAACCAAAGTAACTCCTTGAGCGCTGTTTTCCACGCAAGTTTTTTGGTTGTCAGAAAGGGTATTTTCCGACCATTGAGAGAAAAACGCATGAACTCACCAAAAACCGAAAGGGTATTTCCATTGCGTCCTTCTTCCATCACACCTTCTCTCATAATTTTTTTAATCAAATTGAGATATTGTTGTTCCTCTAAGTTTGACATATAACTTATTTCAACGTTTGTTTTTAATGTCTTTTCTGTATTTATTTCTTTTTATAAATCATATAAGATATGGATAGTTTTGAAGAAACTACAAAAAATATTACAAAGAAGGGTTTTTTTCATCATGTGTTTCATTTTGATGAAGACTCGAAACATGAAGTCATGAACATTATTCAGTATGCACTTCTCGCAATCATACCTGTTGTTATACTCAACAAGTTGAGTCAAAAATTCGTTCCAGAGGCGGATGAACAGAAAGGGAGTGTTGAGATTTTAGCAGAAGTAATGATTCAAGTATTAGTTGTATTCTTGGGAATTTTTATGATTCATCGTATTATCACCTATGTTCCAACTTATAGTGGAAATAAATACCCAGAGTTCAATGTTATTGGGATTGTTTTAGCAGTATTAATGATAACCATGAGTTTACAAACGAAATTAGGAGAGAAGGTGAGTATTTTAGTGGATCGAGTCATTGATTTATGGGAAGGAAATACCGGTTCTAAAACCGACCAGAAAAAGAAGGGACAGGGACAAGGTCAAGGACATGGAACCGTTCGAGTAAGTCAACCCATTTCAGGGCAGCAGTCACCTTCTACCCAGTCACAAATAAACGCAATTCAAAACTCGTTATACGGCGGGGGTCAGAGTGGTGGTGGTGGTGGTGGAGGTGGTACCATGATTAGTTCATTACCAACTTCAGGTCAGCAACAGTCCCCAAATTACGATGCTATGTATAGAAATGACACAACCCCTTTAGTAAATGCGGCTACACCTGGGTTCGACCAAGGATATAATGAACCCACCGCTGCCAACGAATCCTTGGGAAGTGCGTTTGGAGGAAGTTTATGGTAGGGGGAACCCACGGTTCCCCCTTGCCCCCTCCTATTAAACCGAGTATTTATATAATTTTTAAGTCTCACTTGAAAAATCGTAATGATATTTTAAAATTTATTCTAAAAAACTTACGATTCTTTAAAAATCACATTTTTAGGATACCTGTGGACATAACTGGTTTATGGTAAAACTAGAGGGAACCCCTGGTTCCCCCTAATACAACAAATAATATCTATATAAAAGTTTTACATATATATTATTAGTATGGATGTTGCAACATTAATGAAAGCGTTGGAAAATGACGACCACGCTCATTTACTCAACTTAACTACTTCAAAAATAAAACAAATGAAATTAGAAATTTTAAAAGAACTTGGACTTACTCGCGCCGAATTTTTGGAAATGATGGAAAAATTAAAACCATACCGCTATGTGGATGGAATGAATGAAATAAGACACGGCGCATATTTACGTTGGATACCAATTAATGAACCCAAAAAAGGGTTTGAACTTAAAAAGGGTGGTATATTTTGCGACTTTCGTGTTTCCGATGAAGGAACATTTGTGTTATGTAAATCCTTTCACCATAAACATTTTCAATTTAAAATGGAAGATTGTTTGTTGTTTCAAAAATTGAGTGATCAAGAACAAGTGTTATTATGTGCAATGGATCATTTAACAAAGTGACATAAATTTATGACAAACCATCAAAACCATTTTTTATATCTTAAGTAAATTAAACTAAACAAAAATAATCTAAAATAGTAAATTGATAATTTTATGATGAGAGAAATGTTTATATATAATCCAATTGTACCATAACAAACATCTTTTCTATAATATAAATAAAATGCGGTGACTCCAGAAGTAAGTATTAAATTTACAAAAACATGTAAACCTACATATTTTTGTAAAGAAATATTATATTCTTGCGGTCTTGAGTTATGTATTATACTACGTATTATGACTCCTTTTTCAATGAATAAAATTATTAAAAAATTGTATACATCATAAACAATCCATAATATAAAAAAAGCGCTAAAACTATTTCCTTGATAAAGACAATTCACATTTTGGTTGTTAGTTATTAAAATAATTTCTGTTGTTATAAAGGACAAATGAAAAACAGCGTTTTTTGTTTTCAAATTAAAAAAAGCATATTGTAAATCAAGCGCGTTTGTTCTAAAATTGACAATTTCGTCATTTCTTTCTATATCTGGTTCTCTTTCTATATTTACAGCCTGAACATTTTGAGCTACAATCGGTTTTACATATACATGTAACACTGGATCCGCATGAACAACTGGTGGTTTCATTACATAACTATAATCTGTTATTTTTATATATTTTTCACTTCAATCTTTCAACAAGATGTTAAACTAAGGTTTTTCTTTTTATTTTTAACGCCGTTTTATTTCTCTTTGTAAATTTCAAGTATCTTCGTTTTTTGCACTGAAATTTATTACGTCTTAAATTTTTTCTAGTAAATATTGAACGTGTACACGCTCCAATAGCCAATGGTTCAACTTCAACAGTAGGCGCAACTTTTTTAATACAAGAACATAATTTTTGCGCCATTAACTTTTCCGCAACCTCACGCAATTTTTGTTTGTTTTTTGGTATTTCTACTTGATAAAAGTTTAGTAACTGAATATAGTCCCTATTTGTTAATTTATATGACATTTCTACCAACTTCTTCTAAAGTATTGAAACACAAAATTTTTAATGGCTCTAGTTTTTTACTGGAAGTAATATATGTCAAACAAAATCAAGGTTGTGGTTTTTGACCTTGATGAAACTCTTGGATACTTTAAACAGTTTGGATTATTATGGGAATCTATCGTCACGTACTTAAAACAAAACAACGCCCTTTTTGAAAACGAGGAACAACAACAAAATGCGTTTAATGAAACTCTTGATATGTATCCTGAATTTATTCGACCGAATATAGAAATGATTTTCAATTATTTAAAAGAGAAAAAAAACAAAAATGAGTGCGCTTCAGTTATGATTTATACAAATAATAGAGGACCCAAAAAATGGGTTTACCTTATTAAAAATTATTTTGAAACAAAACTCAATGATTTTCTCTTTTTCAATCAAATCATATCCGCGTTTAAAGTCAATGGTAAGCAAATAGAACCCAATAGAACTACTCATGAAAAAACATACAATGATTTGATAGAATGTTCTAAGATTCCGAAAAATTCACAAATTTGTTTCTTGGACGATACACACTATCCACAAATGACAAATGATAACGTTTACTATATCAAATTAAAACCTTATGTATATAACATACCCATTCAAGAGTTAATTAACCGTTTTACAACAACGACTTTTTATGAAAATATTTCAAGTCGTTCTAGGTCAAATATAATTGAGTTTATAACTCAACATATCAACACGTGTGAATATACTTATGTAAAAAAATCAAAAAAAGAATATGTAGTTGATGTCGTTATTACAAAAAAAATATTAGAACACATACATGATTTTTTTCAAGATAAATAGTTGGTTGTTGTTTCTGTGATGGTTTTTTTTATACTAGTGAGATAATTCATAAGTATTTGATTAATTGCTGTGGTGGCAAACAAAAATAGTCCAGCGCTAAACACTATTTTTCTATCTAGTTCAGTAAATTTTATTTTTCGAAACATATTGAATCTCCATAATAAGAACAAACTAATATAAATTTTTACATAATAATCCAACTCTTCAATATAAACTTTGGCGTCATTCGATATTCCTAATGCGTACGCAATTAAACATATATAAGACAAAACAATAAACAAGTTGAATAATTTACTTTGAAATTCAGTTACAATCAATTCATACATATATTATATTTCTATAATTTTTTCGTTGTCATACTCCAGGTTAGTTCCTTCATTCAGTGTCGTATTTGAATAAATAGAAAGTGTTCTTGCACTTGCGTCCGTTGCGTTTACATATTTCGGCATCCAATAGTAAGGAACAATTGCGTCCATGTTTGGGTAATGTTCGCGAAAAATGGAACGGTAATATGTTTTTTCGTCAGTGTCACATGGATTATGAAGAGCCTGTATACTTTCACAATTTGAAACGCAACTAGAAGCGTACTCCTGAATAATTTGATATAAAGAACGGGTTTCACTTCCACTCACACCGTCACTAAACGCCTCTTTTCGTCTCCATAAAACACTTTTTGGAAGAAGCTGTTTACAGTCTTCTTTATTCAACTCAGAAAATGCCAATCTCAATAAATATTTTTCACATTGTTTATTTGATTTTTTAGAAGACCCATGAAATCGCAATTCGGGATGAATACTCAAATAATATTGTACAAATGAACGATCTAAAAATGGCGTTCTAGGTTCAAGACCATGGGACGAAATACATTTATCCGATCGTAAAACATCAAATAAATATATATCCTTCAATAGTCTTCGGCATTCCTTGTCAAACTCTATTGCGTCTGGCGCAAGATGCATATATAAATATCCTCCACAAAGTTCATCTGACCCATCTCCATTGAAAATTACTTTGGCTTCACTATTTTCTGAAATGTATTTTCCTAGTAAATAATTTCCAATGCTTGCGCGAACTGTTGTTGTATCATAACTTTCAATCGTTTTAATGACTTCAGGTATGGCATCTAAAAAATCCTGTTCTTCTACAATGATTTCTGTATGGTTTGTTCCCAAATGCTCCGCAACTATTTTGGCGTGTTTCAAATCATCTGACCCAGCAAGTCCTATACTATATGTTTCGAGTGGAGGTGCGTCTAGGTTCAGTAGTTTATGTTGCTGATTTACAAGCGCTGTAATCAAACTACTATCAAGTCCCCCTGATAAAAGACACGCAATTGGTCTTTCTGTTGTAAGAACTCGTTTTTTTACCGCATTTGTCAAATAAAATCTTATATTATTCAAAACATTTGACAATTCACTCATTTCGTTTCCTGGATTCGACATAATACTATTAAAACCTGTACTATGATATACAGATTCCCATGTTGTTGAGTCAACTATCCAGTTCGCACAAACTGTAGTTGGTAAAATAAAAGATAAAAAAGTTCCTGGTTTTACATGTTCTATTTTATGTGTGCCAGTCAATCCTCGATTTAAAAATTCACTCAAACATTTTATTTCAGACGCGAAACCAAATATTTTGGAGTGACCGAAAATAGTATCATTCAACTTTTTGGGGCGTAACATATAGAGCGGGCGAACACCATAAGGGTCTCTCGCAACATATAATTTAGAGTCTGTTTCATGAGAACGAAAGTCGCATAGAATAAACGAAAAAACACCATCCAACATTTGTAGTGTTTGTGTTAGTCCATATTTCTCATACAAGTGAAGGATTACCTCACAATCAGAATCGGTTTCTGGAACCACATCCATCATTTCATACAACTCTTTATAGTTATATATCTCTCCGTTACAAATCAACGCCATATTACGTATAATAATGGGTTGATCCGACGCTGGGTTTAACCCATTAATGGCTAGTCTGTGAAACCCAAAAATACATTTCAAACATATATTATTCAATTTAGACGATTCAGGTCCGCGTCCGACACCCTTTTCAAACTGGTCTTTAATAAATTGTTTGGGTATTGCGAACTCATCATGATTTAGCAAAGAAAAAATTCCACACATGTATTATCAAGTATTACCTGTTATTTATAAACCCAAACCTTTATGTTATTTTTATAGTCATCTTATTATAAGAATGTCAACTTATGTTTTCAACGCACCTGAAAAGTCTTCGGACATTCATAATTCTACAAACCGACGAATTTATGATAGAAATATTCCATCCAAAATGTTACAACCATATTTAGATGTGAGACCTGTTATGACAAAATATTCACTGATGCCAATTGTAGACCCTAGAAAACCCCCTACTGCGCATATGCAACAACAACCCGTTTATCAACCGAGAGATGTATTTAATCCAGGAAACCGCCAAGCACCCTGGTCTGGTTTTGCAAATTCGGTGAATGTTGAATCGGAGTTAAGAAATCAAATTTACGCTCTACAAAAGTGTAGTCAGTCAGTTTATGTGCCAAGTAGTTCAAGTGACTTGTATGAATATAACTTTCAACCACAAAAAAATATTGATACGAATAAATATCAACCCTATCCTGGATTGTTCAAACAAGAGAAATTTCAATCATTTAATCCTAATACAGAAAACATAGGTAATGGGTTATTTCAAAACTGCACGAGACAACAGTTGAAGGATATTCCATCAAAACCCAGTTGTAAATAGATTCACTGCGGTTCTTTAAGTTATTATTTAAATATAATAACATACGCATATCACATATGGAAAACGATTTTGTGTCCGGTGTTACTTTACAGTGTCTCATGAATCGAGACCAATATGCCAAATATATTGAACGACAAGGGTTACCCACAAAATCGCTTTCTTTCAAAAAGGATAAAAAATTTTATCGTAGACGGATTTATGATATTACCAAGTCATTGTTGAATAATGACCCACCCGATGCACTTTTAAAAGACGTACAAGATTCGTTTGATTCCTATGTTTCTTCGTGTATTCATTATTTCAAAACGTTGGATAAAACGGATTTGATTCAAGAAGACTATGCAACTATAAGTGAAAGTATTAATATGATGAATGAAATTGAAGAACCCGATGTGAATCAAGCAAATACATTGATGATGCGTTCCATTAAATTTAACTATGAAAATGGAAAAGATGGGACATTAGAAAGTTTTGTAAAAATAAATAAAACAGAACCCGAAATTGCCGAAATTATTCCACAACAAAAGGAATTCCACTTAAAAGACCCCATATTCAAGAAAAAAGGGATTCGTAAAAAGAAAAATATAATGAATAAGTATGACGAAACAAACGAAAAAATACAACAGTAGATATTATAGGAAAAAAGGAAAACGAATAACAAAAAAAAATATTCAATTCAGTCAGTTTCATAAATTAACAAAATTGAGTTGTAGTCCTTCTGCCAAAAAAAAAAATTATAGTTGTTTATCTGACGACGCCATTTTTAAACTAAAGGAACTTTGGAACGCAAGACATCCCGACGTAAAAATAGATAGTAAAGACCCAAAAGAAATATGGAGTGCGTTAAAAAATTACATGAGTGATGTTTGCGACAAAGAAACTTGTTGGTTAAAACAAAATTTTGTGAATGGAAAATTGGATGATGAGTTAGAAAAATCATTTGCTCCAAAGTCACCCGCAAGTTGGAAAAAAAATCCAAATGAATGGTTATCTTCCGTTGATATTATGAAAGTTATGAAACAGTATGAACGCGCTTACACTTGCTTCAATTTTATGGGTCCTTCTCCAATTGATTATGACACACATAAAGTCAACGGCGAATGTGTATGGGACGAATTGTGTCATTTCAAGTTACAAGATGAAATTAAGAAGAAAAAATTCAAGATTGGTGTTATTTTTAACCTTGACCCGCATTATAAAGGAGGTTCTCACTGGGTATCCTTATTTATAAATATCAAAAAGGGCCAAATTTTTTTCTATGACAGTGCGGGAGATAAAATTCCAAAACAAATCATGAAGTTTGTGAATACAATTATAGAACAAGGGGAACAGTTACCCACACCAATTCATTTTGAATTTGACCAAAATTACCCAGTAGAACATCAATATGGTAATACCGAATGTGGTGTTTACTCTCTCTTTTTTATCGTTCATATGTTGGAAGACAAAGTTACAAAACACTATTTGAAAACTCACGTGATTAAAGATAAGTATATGGAACAATTTCGCAAAATATATTTTAACGAGGAGTTATAGGGGGAACCCAGGGTTGGTTACACTACCCCTGGCAACCTCCCCACCCTTCGGGGAATTCTAATTCCTTACCTTTTCTCATGATAATATTTCTTGATGAAAAAGTGTTATAATTTTTCTAGGTTCTCGGTGGATAATGCTGAGGAGTTATAACAAAAATAATAATATAAACACACCACGCGAATCATATTCAAGTAGTCTATGGATTTTTTGAATAAAGAAAACGTTGACTTAATTTGGGAAGTCATTTTAGATGCACAAGTATTTGATATAAATGGACATAAACAAAATATACAAGACACACATGATTTATTTATAGAACAAATCCGTTTATTTAATCAGCGAGAGAAAAAAAATCCATCTTCTCAACCACAAACTCTGATAGACATGAATAAAAAATTTATTACAGGGTTTTTAGAAAAAATAAATTACCCAACAAATGATTCTAGTTCAAGTTCAGTTGTTACTTCACAAGAGATTCAAAATGAGAGAAAAACCGCGTTCGAAAAAGAACTTTCAAAAAAACGAACTGAATTTGACCACGCAATGAATGTAACAGTCCCCGAACCTCCAAACTTCAAAGATAACTTAACTGACCAACCTATCGGCAGTAACATGGAAATGTTAATCGCACAGACTTTAGCACAACGAAATTTAGAACTGGAAAAAATACATATTGAAAATAAAAATGGAATCAAACCTGAACAACTTAAACAGTTTTTGAACCCCCAAGAAACTTCTATCAAAAATGAAAAACATTTTCAAGTCAATACTACAAATTCTTTTACAGGAGGGAGAGAAATAAAATATATTCAAATTGGAGAGTCCGTTGACGAACCATTAGATAATCAGATTATTGACTTGAATCATCTACCTGAAAAACACATTTCTTGGGCTAAAGAAAATCATGTATGTGAATTTAAAAAAAATGTTGATTATGATAATGACGCGAATATTTTTTCAAAACTAAAAAAAGTTAGTGTATCTGGAACTAAATCTGTGGAAGAAGAAATATTTGAGTTAAAAGAAAAAATCTCTAAAATGGAAACTACATTGGAAATGGTTCTCAAAAAAATTGAAACCATGTAATTTTGTAATATATAGAAGTATATATTACGAAACAATGATGATTCGATCAATATCCATAATTTGCGGGTTCGTGTTTTCCCCGTTGTTTGTTTGTAGTTTCACACGAAACATACAATGGTATAAAACAAAACAATTTGTCAGAACTCCATATAAATATATACCACAGCAGCATTGTAACGATGATGATGTTGTAACCAACTGGAATGACGGAGAAGTACCTTGGATCGAAAACCGTAGGGGTGTTTTCAAAAATACAAATATAATTACAAAAGAACTTAAAGAACTTAAAGAACTTAAAGAATTCAACGAAATAAACGCAACAAATAGTACATTGGTTCTCATTCAAAATCCGTTGAAACCTAGGTTATATACGGTAGTTTCTGGAATTTTCAAAGAAATTTACAAAGACGTGTTTCATATTGACACTATGTTATCCCAAGTCCAAAACTTGGACTTTAATCGAATTATTACACACAACGTCGACTTAAATTTTGATTTGTATTGTATTTTACTTGCATTTGGAATATTTGAAAAATATAAACCAGTGAGTTTGAATGATGTTCGACAAATTACTTATATTTCAAAAAAAACTAGAAGGAAAATTAAACGAATCATAACCATGACTCTTCTTATTCTTGCTATAATTTTTACAAAAAATGTAAGGTACGTTTATTAAAAAAGTACATAGTTTATTCAATAATGTCCACCGTTATCCTAAAAATGTAATTTTTAGAGAATTATAAGAATTTTTAAAATGAAGTTTAAAATATCATTATGATTTTTCAAGTGAGACTAAAAAATATATAAATACTCGGTTAAATAGGAGGGGTCGCAGGGTAGTGTAACCAGCCCTAGGTTCCCTGCTAAGTTATTCAATAACAAAATCTCCATTCGGTTTTTCTGTAATAACACCAATAAAAGTGGGTTCCATTCCTGGATTTTCCAACGCTTGTTGATAACTTTCAAAATCATATAAATATCCGCGTTTTTCTCCCATATTCCTATAAATATATGGTTTTCCCATAATAATTCTCTCCACACCCGTCCATTCCAATGATGTTTTATTTATTTTGGAAAGTGTATCGGGTTGGTCTTTGCTCAATGATGGTTGATAAGAAAATGCGGTCGACTTGGGTTGACCGAACTGAAGACATTGTAGTTTTTCTTTGCTTCCTTTTCTTTGATACGTCGCACAATCAATGGACGCTTCTTTAATTGATAATGTCAAATGATTGTTAATTTCTTCTTTGATATTACAAATTTCAAACAACGCTTCATCACTCGTAAAGGGTATTTTTTTTGTCTCCGTTTTATCTGGTCGAACTTTATACTTTCTTTTACTCAAGTCTTTCTTCTTCAGTTCAATCGACGCTTTTTCAAGTTGTTCTTTGGAAAATGTCATTAAATATAAAAAAACTTCAACCGTTTTCAATGGTTCAGGTAAGTCATTATGACTACAAATACGTCTAGCGCGACCCACCACTTGTTCTATACGCGCAGGATTCCAATAAGGTTCCATAATATGGACGTATCTTGTATTTCTCAAGTTAATTCCTTCACTTCCGGACGCAGTAATCATCAACACTTTGATAATTTCACCCCGATTATTGTTTCTGGCGATTTCTCTCAATTTATTAGAAAGAGAAAGAGAAAGATTGTCCCATTCTCCATTATATATTTTTCGAATAATTTCCTTTTCTTCTTTGGACTCTGTTCCTGTATAAAGAGCAAATGTAGGTTTCCCCATATCTTCTTCATCCATGTCAATGTCCCAGATTCCTGTAAGGTCTTTTTTTATTTTGAATTGACCAAATCCATTTTCCTTGAGAACCATTGTAAAAACACCCAAACCTTCAAACGTACGAAATTGACTATAAACTAAATGTAGTCCAATGTGTTCGGGGTCTTGGATATTTTCCAACATTTTTAAATACTTGGGACTATACATTTCCAACGCTTCAGTAGTAAAAAACTCACTTGAATGCTCTTTCAAGTACGTCAACGCACTTTTCATCCTTGAATCATAAGTTTTGTCACCCAATTTTGCTATCACTTCTTCCTCGTTTACTTCTATTTGTTCTTCCAAGTCCTCTCTATCTTCTCTATCTTCTCTATCTTCTGGTTCATTCATTTCTTTATCCAATTGTATGTCTATTTCTTCTTCTTGATTCGGCAAAGGTCGTCCTGGTGGTTTTGGCGCAACAAAGTTACAATATAAACGAGAAAAAATCCGATAAGTTGAACTTGTTTCTTGATAAATTCCATTTTTATCAACCTTTGGGGCCTTTTTCTTCGATTCCTGCTTTCTCTCCGTTGAACGCGCTGCTTCATAAATGGGGAACTGATAATCGCTCATTGGTATTTTTACAACATGAAAGTCTGTTGCCCTTTCGTATTTAGGGAGTAAACTTTCTTGGGCGCTACGAAAATAAGATGTGAGACCAATAATTCGTTTTTTAAACAAGTCCATATTTTTTACAACAATTGCATCCTCACTATTTGAAGTAATAAATTGTGCCATAAATTCGTCAAGTGTATCGGGAAGTGCTTTATACTTATGAACTTTTACTGCGGATAAAGATGAAACCTTCATATCATCATTTTTCAAAATACGTAATATATTTTTTTGGAAATCGACGTCACTAATATAACCTACTTCAGGATTGGTCTTGTCTTCATTTGTTACACCAATGTAATCATTTTTGCGTTTGTCTTGTGCGTTTAAAAATCCCAAAGGATTTCGCGTAATTGTAATTTTTCTACTCGATTGAGAATAGTCCAAGTAATCCAATAATTTTTCTCTCTTGAATAATTCGGTGAGATTCTCCTTGCTTATTTTTTTTTGAATATCGTCATCCAATGTAATCTCCCATGTTTTTATGTAACCGCGTAAGATATTGTATAGAATCGCAATTTCATTCGGATAGTTAATGATTGGTGTTCCTGTCAATAAAACTACACGAGCACCTTGAGCGTCCATCAACATGTCATATAAAATTACAGAAAGCGGGTCATCGTTTGTTATTTTTTTGGAAACTTTTCCTCGTTTGGAAAACTTATTTACAATCCGACTAATAAAATTGTGCGCTTCATCAATAATAACAACTGCGTCATCAAATATATTTTTTTCATAGTTATTTGTTAAACGTGTTAAATTGTCTTTTCTCAAACCGTTGTAGTTAATAAACAAATACTTGCTTTCAATCATGGTATTAATTTGTTCGTTCAAAGCACGTTGTTCATTCCCATCTAGTGTAGAATAATTGGGTTCTTTGGATGAGTTCATCAACCAAGCACCTTTTTTCTTTCGAATATATTCAGTAGGTAAATTTAGTACAGCGGAAAGCGTATCTAAAGTTTCAGGGTTTTCTTCCAAACTAATCCATTCCCAAAATTGATTGATTTTATAAATAGGGTCACCCAATGTTTTCAGTTGTTCAACATAATTATCTCTCAATGACGCCGGTGTCATTACAATAACTTGTTTTCTATCCTTCATTCCTTCAGCAATAGCAATGGACGTAAAAGTTTTACCACTACCTAAACTATGATATAGTAAGAGACCACGGTAAGGTGTATGTAAATTCAAATAGTCACGAACCAATCGTTGATGAGTAAGTAATGTGAACGATTTCGCATTTTTTCCAATATCATCGCAACTTATTTGTTCGTCTTCTTCCAAAATTTCTTCACGATATGGGCGAAATAAAGAGTTAATGGAATTTACAAATTTCTCTCGATTGTTCATGTAGTAAGCGCTCAACTTGTATTGTGTTACTTGTTGTTTTTCGGGGAGTCGTGTTACAAGTTGCGTGTCACCAATGACAGACATTAAATTAGCAGGTATGGTTGATTTTACCTTTTCTTTAGGTTCGCGTTTTTTACGAGAAGGTTTTTCGCCTTCTGTGGTGAGGGTTTGTTTTTTTCCCAGTTTTTTCACCTTTTTAATGAAAATTTGTTCTTGTTCTCGTTCTTCTTCTTGTTCAGGTTCTACTTGTTGTTTTTCTTTTACAACTTTTTGATATTTTAGTCGTTTCATCAATGTTTCAATATCAAATGGTTTGGTTTCTACAACAAATGATGGTTTTGGGGAACCTTCACTCTTTTTCGTTTTTTGAGTAATAACTATGTTAAATTTATGACAACTTTCAACCATTGGTTTTATTAGTAATTTGTTTTTCTCTTTTACCATTTCTAAAACACTCATTCTTGAAATATATATACTATCTACATAACATATATATTTTATTACAGCAATGTCCACAGGTATCCCAAAATATGATTTTTAGCGAATTATAAGAATGAAGTTTAAAATATCATTATGGTTTTTCGAGTGAGACTTAAAAATTATATAAATACTCGGTTGACAGGAGGGGTCGCAGGGTAGTGTAACCAGCCCTAGGTTCCCTGATATTTTATTATACAATTTCGTTTGCGTACATTGTAATCTTTTGTAACGCCTCACTACAGGCAATTTGTTCTGCTTTACGTTTGATTTTGTGTTGTCCTTCTCCCAAGAACAAGAACACCTTGCCTTGACTAGCTATATGTTCGTGTACGTTTCTAAAAGTCTTTAATTCATCAATATGAACCGCGTCGTCATGTTTCACATTATGAACGGATTGTCCAATACATAAGTAAACTCCCATTTTATATCCAAACTCTACATCATGTTCTATTTCTAAATAATGGGGTGTCACTTTGAATTCCTTTTGTATTTTCACCTGAAGTATGTTCTTATAATTATCGTCGTTCTGTATTAAAGAAATCCAGTCAATATGTTTTTCAAAAATATTTTCCACAAATTTCTGTGCAATTTGAAATCCTGGACCAGTTACAAATATATTGGAAAACCAACCTTCATCATCTTCTACTTGAATTTTATTGAAATCCAAAAAAAGGGCTCCTAAAAAAGACTCAAAGAGACAACCCAACTTCTTTAAGTTCGTTCTTATCTTCTTTTCCTCGGCGTGTTTTGAAAGAATCAAAAATTTATTCAGTCGCATTTCCATAGCAATTTTTCCAATGGCTTCATTTTTCACAATCGCAATTTTTTTCTCTGTCATAAACCCTTCATTCTCTTTAGGGAATCGTCTATACAAATAATATTTTGTAACTAATTCCAATATGCCATCACCCAAGAACTCTAGACGTTCATTTGACTTCGTACTTAATGGCAAACAATCTGCTGGTTTTTCTAATATCGTAATATTCAATGTTTCATTCTCGATTTGAGGTCGTTTAGTGTAAGAACGATGAACGAATGCTCTTTTATAAAGTTTCATATTCGTTACAACACCTGGAACGCCATATCTTGTGAGAATAGATTGAACGTCGCTCAATGTAATCTCCACATTAAGAGGATTATATGGGTTAAATACTAGACCTTCTTCTCCTTTAATAATATCGTCATCATGTAGTAGCATTTTTTCATTCATGGTTATGAGTCATAATATAAATATGTGTCTATATTGTTTTCTTTATTATTTGTTGAGGGACACAACTATAATGTCTTTTGATTCCTATTGATAAAAATTTTGCTAATTTTTGTATTTACTTATATGTATAAATATGGCACTTATCGTAGGAAGTGGAGGTTCGCGTTATTCTTCAACAATTGCTAATCGTGGGAACAGTTTAGGAGGACCCAAAAAACATGGGACAATACAACGCGGAAGTTATCCGCGTATTACAAATGCGTCGTCAATGTATCGCGCACCCCAAAGTAGTTTTTCACAAAATATCTTTAGTGAGAGTAAATTGAACAGTGTTCAATTTCGTCTTCACGGAATAAAATAGCAGGGAACCAAGGTTCCCCTGCGACCCCTCCTAGTAATTAAGTATCGCATTAAAATATGTAGTTAGATTGAAACCCCAATCTAAAACTTGTTATATTCTTTGAACCCCGTTTTTTTTTGGAAACGGGCAACATTACCGGAATAAAATAAAAAAATATTATTGTTATATATAACTACGATGTCAATGGTTTATTCTCCAAGAGCGAAGCTTGTAAGCACTGGTTCCATTAATAGAAATAACTATTTAGGTGGAAACAAAAAGGCCGGCATCGTAACCATTGGCAGTTACCCAAACATTCGTAACCAAGCCGTATTTTGGAGAGCTCCTCAAAGAACTCCATCACTACTTCAAATGACACTATACACAACTAGAACACCTACACAACAAATTGGTTATCGCGCCGTCCATGGATTCAACCTTGGTTAATTTTTTGGGTGGTTGTGTTGCTTGGTTATGCGTTATATTTACTCACAAATAGAGAGAAAAAGTTATCAAAAAATAATATAGAAGTATAATGTTCTATATTATTCAATAGAATGTTGAAGATTGATATCCGAGAAGTAGGATTAATTAAACAATGTCGTCAGTTAATTACCATGAATCCAATATTTAAAAATATTGTTGTTACAACAGAGTCGTTGCCTTTAGGAGATATTATTATAAGTAAAAATGAAACAGAACTAGTCATGGTTGAGAGAAAGTCATTAAACGATTTGGCATCAAGTATTAAAGACGGACGTTATGAGGAACAATCATATCGACTTAATGGTAACTCTCATCACAATCATAATATTATTTACCTAATTGAAGGTGATATGAATCAAATTAGTACATTTAAATACCGCATGGATAAGTCAACACTTTATAGTGCGATGTTTTCTCTCAACTACTACAAGGGGTTCTCGGTTTTAAGAAGTATGAGTATAGACGAAACTGCTATGATATTATGTAACATGGCGTATAAACTCGGTAAAGATGATGTGAGAGAACCTTTTTACAAGAATTCGAATCCTTTTTCTCTCGTCGAACCAGAGACAGGACAGAATGTTACTGATGATTCACAAGAAAATGTGGTTGGGTCAAATGTAGACGATAAAGACGAATCCAATTATTGTAATGTTATTAAAAAGGTGAAGAAGGAAAATATAACTCCCAACAACATTGGAGAGATAATGTTATGTCAAATTCCTGGTGTGAGTTCAGTTACGGCTATTGCGATTATGCAAAAATTCGGCACATTTGCGAATTTGATTTCATCGATTAAAGAAGACCCCAAATGTTTAAAGGATATTTCATATACAAATGCCAAACAACAAGTTCGTAAAGTAAGTAAAACTGCGTTACAAAATGTCATTCAATATTTAGCAACATAGTTAGTTGTGCCAATGTGTTTTTAATATTGAAGAATTGTATATAATGACATTACATACAATTCTTATTGTCTTATTAATCATCTTTTTGCTTTATTTAGCGTATAAGTCATTGAAGGTTCATGGACGAATTATGGAAGGTTTAGAAAATGCCGTAACTGGGTCTGGTTCTTCCTCCAAAAATACCGCGGGTGGGACGGCCGAATACGCAACTGCCATCAAAAACGAAGTCATTAAGTTGAACGATATCTTACTTATTAGCAAGTATAGACAAGATTATGAAAATGTGATTATCAACATGGATGATTATGTAAATTTATTGATGTTACAATGTTTAGTTCAGATGGATACGTCTGGAACACCATCCGACGCAAATATGAGTGTTATCAATAACTTGAATTCACTCAATAATGTCAAAGGTGCGTTAAACAATGTGATGAAATTTGTTGATAGTGCGCACTAAACCCACCCTATTTTTCAATTACACAATAATTATCAGCATTATCTACCGGGAACCTAGAAAAATTATAACACTTTTTCATCAAGAAATATTATTATGGGAAAAGGTAAGGAATTAGAATTCCCCGAAGGGTGGGGAGGGGGCAAGGGGGAACCTAGGTTCCCCCTAATAATTATATTCTTTGCGTAAATTATAAACATGCACCTTTTAATGACCCTTTACGTTGTGATTCTCTTCTTTTTACTGAGTCCCGGCGTATTGGTTAGTATTCCACCAAGCAGTGGAAAGGTCACAAAGGCGTTTGTTCATGCAATTGTTTTTGGAATTGTTTGGCATTTTACACACAAAATGGTATGGAATATGGTGAGTGGAATGACACCTATGCCTGTTGTTGCTAGAGAAAATTTGATGAATAGAATGGGAAGAATGTAAACAAATTTTCCAAACATAATATATTAATTGTAAATGGGTTTAAAGAACACAAAAAAAACTCATAGTTGGTCGTTGAAATACAAACGAAGCATTAACTGTAAGAGACCCAGAGGGTTTTCTCAAAAACAGTATTGTAAGTATGGAAGAAAAACAAAAAAAACTAGAAAAACTAGAAAAAATAAATAATGACATTTATGTTGAAATAAATGTTATTATTAGAATTTATGATGATAAAAAGTCAAGTTACTTATTTAATATTGGGGTCTTTGTTGTTGTTGTGTTTGTTGCGTCTGTTGTTGTTGTTGTTGTTTTACAAGGATTGTCGTTGCGTCTAAACTAAGGAGAATGATAGAAACAAACGTAATAATCGGTAATAGAACCAACACCCATGAAACTACCGAGTACCCCTTAGAACATAAAAAGTTTAGTAAATAAGTCCATAACATGATGAAAAGGAATTTTAAAACAATAGAAAGAGGTTGAAATTTCATCAATGCCAACACCACGAGAGAAATAACCGATATCCAAAAGTAAATCATCGCGGGCGTGCATAAGTTTGATATCGAAAATGCCATTATATATTACTTTTTTATTTTATTTTTTATTTTATTTTATTTTTTCAATGGAATAAAACTAACCTTTCAAAAGATAACGCATCATTTTATACAGCAATACTTACTTCGTTTCCAGCGTAATATCCACTATCTACGAGAGACTGTGTATATTTATCACCGCCCCAGTTAGGGTCCATCGCATTTGGACTAAACAGTAAATTTTCTTGTTGTTGATCCATTGCATCCAATGGAGTAGTCGTTCCTACATAATATGATGTTGAATCATACCCAGGAGCAGTTCCTTGATTATAAGGAGGATCATTACGCGCCGCATCTACAAGTAATGTTGGATTCGGGTAAGAAGGCGGTAACCCTCCTTGTGGTTCTGTTACACTCGGTCTTACTTTATATGTGGATTCACCCTGACTATCATAAGAATGTTGTAAATAAAGAACAGGGCAACGAATTCCTTGACTTCTTTGCCAGTCTAAAAACTCAACATAATCTTCTAAATTTTCAAATTCAACTGGATTTACACCCGGAACCTTTGCCAAGTTGGAGTTATAAAGATAAAAACGCGTTCCCTTCTGTAATAATAAATTGGGACAACGAGATGGATTGGTTAATCCTTCCATCAACTTGGGAGTTCCATAAAATGCGTAAAAATACAATCCCATTAAGGCTACTACAATTACAAAAATAAATATATAATGTTGATGAATTTTCATGTTGAATATATTATATTACTTGAAGATAAATAAAATATTCTTTGGTTATACAAATGGAATGTATTACTACAGTAAGTGCGGATAGAAAGGAAGATAAATCTGCGAGTGAAACAAACGAAGTGATTGATAAGTTCAATGAACATCGTCATAAAAAACATCCTATTGTTCTTTTTTTATATTTATCTGGTTGCGGTCCTTGTAACCATACCAAAGAATATTGGGATAAACTTGCGAGCAAAGTTGCGAAAAATCATAAACACACAAAAGGTTTAATTGCTGAAATAAATCAAGAACAATCATCTAAGTTGAATGGTCTTGACACAAAAAATATAAGGGGGTTTCCACATATAGTTTTTATAAATAGTTCAGGTGTAACAACGGAATATGATAATCCTGAGGGAAGAAATGAAAAACTTTTGGAAACATGGATTAATCATTTGTTGTCGACAAAAACACAAAAAGGCGGTGCAACACGAAAAACTAAAAGACACAAAGGAAATAAACGAAGAAAAACTGTGCGCAAAAATTCAAAACAGAAAAAACGTACAAGATAAATGCCAAAATATATCAAGAAAAATTGAATTAGAACGTTTTCGTGTATACATTCTAAGTAACCACGAAACATCAAACTATGGAACGAATTTTCAAACTCTATGATTTCAATGTATATCATCAACAGGCAAGTCAAAATGACTATGAAGCAGGTGATGACGATAATAGTAGCGCGGACTCGCGTCAAAACTCAAATCAGTTCATGATACAAATGTTTGGTATTGACGAGTTGGGTAAAACATATTCGGTTATTGCGGAAGAATTTAAACCCTTCTTTTATGTGAAAGTGGAAGAAAGTTGGAACTTGACAACCCAAACCAAGTTTCTTCAACACATAAAAAAACTCATCGGAAAATACCATGAAAATTCGATTTGCGAATGTAAAATCATAAAACGTAAAAAGTTATATGGGTTTGACGGTGGAAAAGAACACAAGTTTATTGTATTCAAATTTAATAACATTCAGGCGTTCAATCGCGCTAAAAACTTATGGTATGACCAAAAATCTGATCCGAACAATCGTAAACTACTTACTTATGGGTTCAAATTTAATGGAACAAGCACTTACTTGTATGAGTCGAATATTCCACCTTTATTGCGACTTTTTCATATCCAAGACATGAGTCCATCGGGTTGGGTAAAACTCCCTGCCAAAAAATACATTGAATATGATGAAAAACAAAAGAAAACAAATTGTGATTATGAATGTAGAACGCATTATAAAAACATTATTCCGCTAAACGATTGTGAAAAAATGGTTCCCTACAAAATTTGTAGTTTTGATATTGAGGCGAGCAGTAGTCATGGAGATTTTCCAGTCCCTATCAAGTCCTATAAAAAACTCGCCACCAATATTGTCGACTACTTGGATAAAAAAGGTGCGGATATTTCACTCGACGCACTGAAAGAAATGTTGACATCAATGGTGTTGACCGCGTTTGGTTATTATGACGAAACCATGAAAGACTATCGCAACTATGTTGACTTGGTTTATCCTAAGGATCCCTTTTCAAACCAAGAAGAATGTTATGCGGTGATTGATAACTGGTTGAACCGAACCCATTCTTTGGAAAAGCGAGACGACGATAACGCTGAAGACGACGTCGATAATCAAATGACAATTGAAGAAATGTTTGAAAACATGGGAAACGATAGTATTGGTGAAGTCGGCGGAGGTGAAGATGGCGGCGACGAAGGTTGCGATGAGTCTAGTGGCGCCAAAATGAGTTATAAGTTGAATAAAAACAAAAAAGCGCAGAAGGCGTGCAACGACGCCATTACCCATGTATTATTGGATAAGTCACTTCCCCGCGAAACAAAGTTAACCGAACTTAATCGTTCTTTTTCAAAACGAAATGGATTTCCACCTTTGGAAGGTGACCGTGTAACATTTATTGGTTCTACCTTCATGAAGTACGGTGATAAAGAACCCTACTTAAATCATTGCGTGGTTTTAAACACTTGTTCGGAGTTGTCTACCGTGGAAAACAGCGTAATTGAAACCTACAAAACCGAAAGAGAAGTTCTTCTTGCGTGGAAAAAAATAATACAACTTGAAAATCCTGATATTATTATCGGGTATAACATATTTGGTTTTGATTATGAGTTCATGTTTCGCCGCGCGGAAGAAACAAAATGTGTGGAAGAATTTCTCAAACTATCCAAAAACAAGAACGAAGTTTGTGGAACTTTAAACGAAGTCACCAAAAAACTCAAAATCGAAGAAACATCGATTTCTATTGCAAGCGGACAACATGATTTGAAATATATAAAAATGAATGGGCGTATTCAAATTGACTTATACAACTACTTCCGTAGAGAAGAAAACCTGACATCGTATAAACTTGACTTTGTGGCAGGTCATTTTATAGGAGACTATGTAAAAAGTCTTTTCATTGAAAACGATACGTCCATAATTAAAAGCGGAAACTTAACAGGTCTGTTTGCTGGAAGTTATATTCATATTGAAGAAATCGGACATACTACGGAGTATTATGATAACGGTGCCAAATACCCCGTTGTCAGTGTGGATAAAACTTCAGGAACTTTTATCGTTCAAGGAGAAATTCAACCTGATATGAATAAAAAGGTGCGTTGGTGTTTGGCAAAGGATGATGTCACTCCAAAAGATATATTTCGTATGACGAATGGGTCAGCAAACGATCGAGCAATTATTGCAAAATATTGTATTCAAGATTGTAACTTGGTTCACTATTTATTAAATAAGGTAGATGTCATTACAGGTTTCGTCGAGATGGCCAAAATTTGTTCTGTTCCCATTAATTTCTTGATTCTACGCGGTCAAGGAATTAAACTCACAAGTTATGTCGCCAAAAAGTGTAGAGAAAAACGAACACTGATGCCTGTATTGAACAAGTTGGATTATGATGATGGATATGAGGGGGCAATTGTGCTTGACCCAAAATGCGACCTCTATTTGGATAATCCTGTGGCGTGTGTAGATTATGCGTCACTTTATCCATCGTCCATGATGAGTGAAAATATTTCGCATGATAGTAAGGTTTGGACGAAAGAATACAACTTGGCAGGTGTGTTGATTCGAGAAACTGGAGAAATGGACAAAGATACGGGAGAATTTGTCTATGATAATTTACCAGACTATGAGTATGTTGATATTACTTACGACACATTCAAATATGTTCGAAAAAGTCCAACGGCTGCTGCTGAAAAAGTGAAAAGTGGTTATAAAATATGCCGTTTCGCCCAGTTTCCGAATGGAACACGCGCTATTATGCCTTCCATTTTGGAAGAGTTATTGATGGCGCGTAAAACGACGCGAAAAATGATTCCGTTACAAGAAGACGAGTTCATGAAAAATGTTTTGGATAAACGGCAACTTGGTTACAAAGTTACTGCGAATTCTTTATATGGTCAGTGTGGCGCCAGAACAAGTTCCTTTTATGAAAAGGATTGCGCCGCAAGCACGACCGCAACAGGTCGTCTTTTATTAACATACGCTAAAAAAGTGGTGGAAGAATGTTACGGGGATGCGTTGTGTGAAACTTCAAGTTATGGCCCTGTTTTGACAAAGGCCGAATATATTTATGGAGATAGCGTGGCGAGTTATACACCCATTTATATCCGTTATAAAAAACAAGATGAAAAAATAGACATTCTTCCCATTGATGAGTTGGTAAATAAATATGGAAATGGTGTTTGGAAAAAATGTAAAGAAGTTGGAAAACAAGAAAAAGAAGTTTGTGAGTTTCAAGACTTGGAATCTTGGTCGGAACAAGGATGGACACCGTTATATTGCGTGATTCGTCACCAACTTGCTCCACATAAAAAAATGATGCGTATTTTGACAAATACCGGAATGGTAGATGTCACCGACGACCATTCTCTTCTTCTTCCTACGGGCGAAACGATATCACCGAATGAGGTGGATGTGGGAACACGACTTTTACATAAAGGTGTTGAATTTTACAAAGAACCAGAACATTATACTGGGAAAAAATATCCCAAACTGGTCGAACTTGATATACAAGATGGGAATCAATGTAAAATTGCATCACAATGTTGTTTTGGTATAAATTATGGATATTATCCCTTCTTTGTAGACCAACATAAACTTGTTCTCATGTCAAATGATGAATATATTGAAGATGTTGACTCAAAAGATATTGTCAAATATATGGAAGAAATACCTTACGAGGGTTATGTATATGATTTGACAACGGCGAATCATCATTTTGCGGCGGGAATTGGCAACATGATTGTCCATAATACAGATAGTGTGTTTTTCACATTTAATTTACAAACCCCTCAAGGAGAACCCATTCGCGGGAAAAAGGCGCTTGAAATTACGATAGAGTTGGCACAAGAAGCCGGACATTTAGCATCCGCATTTTTAAAAGGGCCACATGACTTGGAATATGAAAAAACATTCATGCCCTTTTGTCTTTTATCTAAAAAGAGATATGTCGGTATGTTATATGAAACTGACCCGAATAAAGGTAAGCGAAAAGAAATGGGAATTGTATTGAAACGACGTGATAATGCACCCATTGTAAAAGATATTTATGGTGGTATTATTGATATTTTGATGAAAGAACAAGATGTCGAAAAAGCAGCCACATTTTTGAGAACATGTTTGAGAAATATGGTGGATGAAAATTACCCAATGGACAAACTCATTATTTCCAAGTCATTGCGTTCTGGTTATAAAAACCCACAACAGATTTCGCATAAGGTGTTAGCAGATAGAATGACGGAACGAGACCCAGGGAATAAACCCAGTTCAGGCGACCGTATTCCTTACGTCTTTATTCATAATGCAAATAAAAAGGCGCTACAAGGTGAAAAAATAGAAACACCGTCTTTTGTGAAGGAACAAGGACTTAAGATTGATTACTCGCACTATATCACAAATCAAATTATGAAACCAGTTACACAATTGTTTGCTTTAGTTTTAGAAAAAATGTGGGCGATGCAAAATAAAAAAAGTAAAATTATAAAATTCAAAAAAGAAGTTGAAACACTGTATCAAACCGTCGACCCCTCCAAATACGAAGACAAACTTGAGAAATTAAAGAATAAAGAAGTAAAAGCGTTGTTATTTGATGAGTTTTTGAGAGAAACCAATAACTCCAAAGAAGGTAATCGACCAATGACATCATTCTTTCAACCTAAAAAAAAGATAATCTAATTGTCTAACAATTATGCATGACAATTAGATTCATATAATTTTATGAATTCTTTCGAACAAGACTTACAACCCCATTATAATAATATACAAAAAAACTATATATTTTATCAAGAGCAATCGCATAGTTCTCTAGGTCGTATGGATCATACATATCTGAGTCTACATCCGAATCTTTATCTCCAACTGTCTTCCATGTTTCATTTTCGTCTACCATTTGTTTAATATGTTATAAATATTGTCATGTCTTTATATATTTTTTTTATCGTCTTGGTAAATCATTCCTATAGTAACCCGTATAAATAAAAGTGTTATTTGAAGCGTCATAAAGAGGCGATGGAGACATGTATATATTTGCGGCGGTTGTTGCGTTATTGATGTTTCTCCCAAGTGTCGTGTCACTAATTAACAATGACCTCAATAACGTTTCTGTTAAATTGGTCAAATCTAAATTTGTTGTTGACTGCTCTGGAATCTCTCGTTCCGTTGTGTTATGTTGTTCTATCTCTTCTATGTTTTCATTTTCATTTTCATTTTCATTTTCATTTTCCTCATCTTCAATATTTTGAGTCGGTTCCGGTTCGGTCAATGATGTTCTTATGTCCCTACGACAAACTGGACATCTTACATTTGTTCTCAACCAGTTTGTTAATCCATCACGACTGAATACATGATGACAACCAACTAATTCAGTTACTTCTGTATTTACATCAAACGGTTCCAATGTAATCGGACAACTCGTATTCAATGGATTATTGATTTGTGAATAAACCATATTTCTTGTTGCGTTGCGAATTTGTCGGGTTGACGCAACAACAGGAACATTGTCTTCAAAATTTCTTGGCCAAATATTCATCGGAATATTAAACTCTCCCAAGTATCTTCTTAATTCTCTTGGTAAAATATTTTCAATTTCTATAATGGGTTGTATAAAGGGTCGGCGAGTTCTTGTTGTAATATTTCGGTTTGTATTTGTGTTTGACAAACCAACTCGACTTCTTCCTTGATTGAAACGTTCATTCAACGTATTTATAGTTGAAAATCGTTCCATATACCAACGCTCTTGTGCGTTCTCCACAAGAGCAGTTATTAATTCGCGAGTGTGTTCTTGTTCTCTATATAGTAAATCTATATTACGATTGGTTTCATTATACATATTTATATAATGATCCAATAGTAGTCGATCATCATTTCCTAAATATCGCGTGTCTGACATTGTTCTTATTTATTATTATAAAAAATGTTTAAATGTAAACCGCGAAGTAATATAAAGTCACAATGACCACCACAAGTCAAATGGATAATTATATTTATAGAGACAAGGGATTATCAGGACTTGCCAACTTGGGAAATACTTGTTTTATTAATTCTTGCATGCAAATTTTATCGCATACTTATGAATTAAATAATTTTTTGGATAAAAACAACGGGTTTTACAAAAATATGTTGAAACCGAAATATGATTCTGTTCTCATTCTTGAATGGGATAATCTTCGTAAAATATTATGGAATGAAAACTGTATCGTTTCGCCTGGAAAATTCATAAAAACAATACAAAAATTAGCGTCGCTGAAAAATAAAGAACTTTTTACTGGTTTCGCCCAAAATGATTTACCCGAGTTTTTGGTTTTTGTAATTGACTGTTTTCATGTTTCTTTACAGAGAGAAGTGAATATGACTATATCTGGAAAGTGTGAAAATGAAACCGATGAGTTGGCGGTTCAATGTTTTGAAATGGTAAAACGAATGTATATCAAGGAGTATTCTGAAATATGGACAATGTTTTACGCTATTCATGTCTCTCAAATTATTGATTTAGAGTCTGATGAAGTGTTGAGTTCAACGCCAGAACCTTTTTTTATGATTGATTTACCGATTCCACCTGATAACAAGTCACCAAGTTTGATAGATTGTTTTGATTTCTATGTTGAAGGTGAAGTTCTTGAAAATGAAAACGCCTGGTTTAATGAAAAAACAAATCTAAAACAAAATGTTAAAAAACATATACTGTTTTGGAGTCTCCCTCAAATCATGGTTTTAAGTTTCAAACGGTTTGATTATAGAAATCGTAAAAATCAAATCTTTATTGATTTTCCGCTGGATGACTTGGATTTATCAAAATATGTGATTGGTTACAAAAAGGAAAGTTATGTATATGAACTATATGGAATTTGTAATCATGGGGGTGTAACCCAAGGGGGGCATTATACCGCGTATGTAAAAAATGCGAATGGAAAATGGTATCACTTTAATGATACATCGGTTGAAGAAGTATCCGTTTTACAACATTTAGTTTCTTCAAGAGCGTACTGTCTCTTTTATAGGAAGAAAGAGAACCTACTATAGGGGGAACCGGGGCTGGTTACACTACCCCTGGCAACCTCCCCGCCCTTCGGGGAATTCTAATTCCTTACCTTTTCCCAATCATAAGATTTTTTGATGAAAAACTGTTATAATTTTCCTGGGTTCCCGGTGGATAATTCTGACCTACTATAATAATCAAAAAAACACTTTCGCTAATATATATAGTATGGAAGTAAATACAAGTTCAACGCCTCAACCTGAAAATATGTATGATTTTATCAACGGCATTTTAATGAATCCAAGTGTTTTTATTATTCTTACTATCGTGGTCGTAGGTTATATCATTTTTTTCTTATCTTTAGGGAGCGGGAGCAATAGTGGGAGTTCTACCAATATTATAGAAGACATTTCGGCGTCTTCCAATAAAACAAATTCAAATGTTATATTCGCAATTATGATCGGGGTAGTTGTTGTTCTTTTACTTTTGAATGGTCTTCAATATTTTATGGGTTTGGACGTTATTGCTTCGTTAAAAAATATATTCAATGGAGGAGAACCTACTATAGACATCGTCGTTGACCAAACTGCGATTGCTCCTGTTTCCACCGTTCCAGAGATCCCCTTTCGAAAACAAGTTTTCAACATCCCAGGGAACTATTATGGTTATGAAGATGCCAAAAGTTTATGCACTGCGTATGGGGCGCGATTAGCGAATTACGAAGAAATAGAAGACTCATATGAACACGGTGGTGAGTGGTGTAATTATGGTTGGTCGGAAGGACAAATGGCCCTTTATCCAACACAAAAGAACACATATGATAATCTCCAAAATATAAAGGGTCATGAACATGACTGTGGAAGACCTGGAATTAATGGTGGTTATATTGCCAATCCCGCAGTGAAATTCGGAGTAAACTGTTATGGTTATAAACCAAAGATTACAACGGAAGAAGAGGAGATGATGCAAAACATGACGCATTATCCAAAAACAGCGCAAGATATTGCTATGGAAAAACGGGTGGATTACTGGAAGACGAAACTAGGTGACATTATAGTGTCGCCATTTAACTATGATACTTGGAGTAGAATCTAATTAGGGGAACCTAGGTTCCCCTATGACCCCTCCTGATAAATGAAATAATAAACCGTTTTTATTAATTATTAAAATTCAAGATATGTTAGAGTTAATACTATATTTTTGAGCAGAGTTTCTTTATTCAAATGTATACTAGGGGGAACCCCCGGACTGCGTTGCTGCCCCCATTGCGCTTCGCGCAATAAGGTTGAGGTCGCAAAGCGACCTCCGACCCCTTGCCCCCTCCCCGCCCTTCGGGGAATTCTAATTCCTTACCTTTTCCCATCATAAGATTTCTTTATGAAAAACTGTTATAATCTTCCTGGGTTCCCGGTGGATAATGCTGGGTTATCAGGAGGGGTCATAGGGGAACCTAGGTTCCCCTAACCTAATCTAGTGTAAGTTTCTATAGTTTGCGTTTGTATAATCATAAAACCCACCATAAATTCCATTTGATAAATCCAATATTAAATACAAAAATATATATTTAAGTCCCAACACAAAAAGAAAAAAAAACAACGCAACATTTTTGTGTAAAAAAAATATCAACAATAACTTGCTTTGATAGTAATATTCTACCTCGCAATCTTTATACATTTTTCTTTTACATATGGGACACTTTTTACACTTGTTTAGCCAAATATCTAAACACTCCAGATGTGTCACTATCTTACAAGAACATTGCTTAGAGTAATTTTGAATTGAATTTTTATGTAAAGTAACTATTGCGTTTATTTTTGGGTCATTTGTTTGTTCTTCTTCCATCAAACACATCATACATGTAAGTTTTTTATATTCATCTTTTGAAAAATCATAAACATTACATGTTCCAAAATACATTCAATTAAATGATATTATATATTATAATCATAGTATCATTTCTTTATTTTAGATTTTTGTTGAAACTCTAATATAAACAAACCATAACTTGGTTCCTTTAAATATAAAATAAAATCCGTGGTTTTATTATGGACAACGGGTGGACTTCAGATATTGAAAGTGTTTTGGAAAGTATACGTCTAAACTGTGTCTTACTCTCAAAAGAACATAAAAAACAATACTTCCAACTCAAAAATACTCTCCAATATTTTCGTTTACCAGTTATTATTTTATCAGGTATCAACTCAATTGTAAGTGTTGGATTACAACCTTACTTGAAACAAGGAACGATTAGTATCGCAACATGTTTACTAGCGCTGACTTGTTCTATCATTGGTTCCGTAGAACTCTACTTAGCAATTCAAAAGGGAATGGAAAATGAACTTACATCCCAACAATCATATTATTTACTAGGTGTGGATATATTCAAAAACTTATCCCTTGCACGAGAACATAGACCCGTTCAGGCAAAAGATTATTTAGAGAAATGCTATAATGAATATTGTAAACTTATAGAAAACTCCAATATTGTCACCAGAAAATTAGAAGACAAACTTGCACCTTTGTTAAATTTTAAAAGTGAATCTACTGAAATGATTGCGATTGGTTAAATAAAATAAATTTTTGGTTGGGTTTCTCTCGTTGTTATATTCTAAGACGTCCAATTGTGTTGGCGTTTTCTTTTCCTTTTGGTTGGTTTCCTTTTGGAAGGTTTAGTTAACTTCTTGAGAGAAAAAGTTTTGAATTTACGGCGCCGGTGTCTTTTTGTTTTACCCCAACCCATTGTGCGCCGAATCGTAAAAATAGTATTCACTCTTACACTTAACCGTCGCCAAGCAGTTGGAAGTAGTTTATTCAATTTGACATAGTTTGCGTCAGGTATGTCGTCAAAATATACAGATCGTTCGTAAATCAGTGAATCATTTTCAATTAATATGTCATTTGTACCCGGAATCCAAATTTCATTCGGATGAAACTCGTTTATTAATATTAAATCTCGATTGAAGTTTTCTTCAACAAATTGTAGTTCATCTACCAAAATCCGAATTTTTTCTTCTACCGATTCCGTTTTGATGCGTAAAATTGCGTCAATGTTTTCATCACTTCTCACCACTCTATGATTTAATATAAACTCGCGCAAGTAACGAACCGATTCATTCTTCTCCCAAAACCCACCACCGAATGACGCACTTACCTGAAGTTGCCACCACGTACTAAAGTAAGAAGTAACAAATGTATAAAGGTTTTCGTTGAGCGTTATATCATAATCTCTCGGTAATAAATCAGAGTTATATATAAAGTTCCCTTCTGTAGTTTCAGCGTTTGTAACATTTTTCTTAACATCAAATAATCCTCCATCTTTGTTTGTTATTCTCCCGTCTCTATGAACCAGCAATTGACATAACTTGATATGCCAAGGTAAATTACCATCCCTTATATCAAATTGTGTAAAATAGTCTTGAACGAGTGTACTGTGTTTTACAATCGTTCCGTCTTCTTTTGTTCCGTAAAAAGGAACCCATGTTCCAGCAAATAAATTATTAAATCTTGGATTTCCTCCACCGGAACTCCTATAAAACGACATGTTTTGAGTTGGCCAGTGTCGTCTATAGTCTTCTGGAACTGCGACAACTTTCACAGGTCTTCTTGTTTCTTCTACATCAGGCAGTGTCGTTGTCATTTCTTCTGTAAAAGTTCTTCTTGGGGGTTCAATGACGAACGTTGGTTCTGTTTCTTCTAAACCACGTTTTCTTGAACTTGAATAAACCTTTCCACTTCTAGTAGTTCTTTCACTCATATATTTAACGCAATATAATTCATTACCAGAAATGTTCACCGATAACCCAAAATTATGATTTTTAAAAAATCATAAGAATTGTTAGAATAAAGTTTAAAATATCATTACGATTTTCTAGTGAGACTTAAAAATTATTTAAATACTCGGTTGACAGGAGGGGTCGCAGGGGCAGCGTAGCATTCCTGGGTTCCCTGCTATTCCTTACTTTCTTCTTGTTTTTTTATGAATAATCTTTTGCCTTTTTTGTTTTGTTTTTCTATTACTATTTGACTTACGAACATTTGATTTTTCTTTTTTCTCATCGTCTTCTTCATCACTACTACTGTCACTGCTATAACTGCTACTATCGTCATGGTTTTCCTTCACCTCTACAAGTTTCAATAACTTTTCATACAAGTCATCACATATTACATCATTTTCTTCGTCCACCTCACATTTCAACCTAGGTTGTTGTTTTTCTTTTATCAAACAAATACCAATGGGTATTGCTAGATGCGAACCGAATACACGTTTTTTTGTCGGGATAGTTTCATCCATTCGTTCCATGATTGTTTCCTTTTCTTTTTCATTGTCGGTTTGTTTTTTGGTTTTATGTTTTTTTTCACCACCATATGTTCCAATCATCATTGGAGGTACTCCTGCACGCATCATCTGACTTTCAATTGAAAACCCCATGCTTTTTACATCTCCATTATCACCTTTATATGTCACAAAATCTTCATGTATCATCTTAATATAATTAATCTTATAATAAGATGAGAGAAAACAATGATGTGTTTTACGGAGTTCGCTTCAAATCCTTCACCACTTTAAACTCTCTTTTTTGTTTTACAAACTCCACCATTCGTTCAACTTGCTCTTCATTTTTTATCATTTCTCCAAGAGATTTTTTTAATAATCCAAAGGAAAGTGGTGTAGCAATACGAGTCGTTGTAAAACGAAGTTTACCATCGCTTATTCGAATGGTCGAATTATAAATGTCCTTTTCCTGAGCGTAGTTTGTTAAATCTTCCGTTAATTTCGCCTTTGTTTCTCTCAATTCTTTTAATTTATCGTTCAACGCTCTCATTTGATTATCAATCGAAACCCATTGTTGTACCTTATTTTCAAAACTCATTTTGTGTGGCGTCGTCCTTTATATTCGTTGTAGAAAAATTTCAGTTCTCGTTTTTTTCATAATAACATAAACAAATGTTATTATAAAATATGTTGAAAAATATGTTTAAAAATTTTCGTGGTAAATTATCCCCCTATTTTATTGACTTGGAAAAAAATCCCGATTTGAGAAAAAATCCAGTGCGGCGTGTTATTTTATTTACAAATGCGCGTGACGAGAAAAACATTCAAGAGTGGGTTGCACATCATTTACTCTTAGGGTTTTCTCTCGTTTATATATTCGACCACAAGTCAACTATTCCTATAAACTCATTGTTTACAGACCCAAAATATAAAGGGCGTGTTATTGTTGAAAGATGTGAAATGATTGGAGCAATAAAACTACCCTTAATGAAACGTGCAAGTCTTTTGGCTGGAGCGTTCAAAGCCGATTGGATGCTTTACTTGGACGCTGATGAATTTTTAGTTTTGAATAATTTTTATGGTGTAAAACAAATGCTAAATCGGTTTTATTTCGCAGACTCTGTTGCGGTAAATTGGTTGATGTTTGGTTCAAGTTATCATATACAAGAACCCGAAGGCCTCATTCTAGATAACTATACATATTCAGACAACTTATTGAATCCGCATGTAAAGTCATTTGTGCGACCAAGTCAGGTTCTTCATGCAGGAACTCCTCACTATTTCAATATAGTGCATCCTGAACGAATGTTTTCTATACGCGGTGCGCTCATGAATCCGGCGTCTTATTCATTTCATAGTTGGACAGTTTCTTATGATAACTCGCCTGCGTATATAGCACATTTTATATATCAATCTGAAGAAACATATAAAAAACGCAAAATTTTTCTACCGAGAGATGACAATGGTGGGTCTAGAGAATCAGACCCAAATATTCATTTAAGTCATAATGATTTTATAAATGAAACCGTCAAAAATAAATATAGTGAAAGAGTTCGACTTTTTTTGAGGGATATGGACGCTACACAACATTCGGAGTATTAATACTAATGTCTGCGTCTTCTTCGACCCCCCCAACTATGTCTTTTTCCTCCCCCCTGAGACCCTTGAGGAAATGTTCCAGGCACAACTGCTGGAGCACCTGGTAAAGTAGGTATGATTGCCCCCATTGGATATAGTGGATTCGGTCCAAATGTATTTTGGAATTGTTGTCCTGATGTTGCGCCAAAGTTTGAGGCAACCCAGTCAAATCCTCCAGCGCCTCCTCGCATGCGACGACTTCCATGTCTCCTTCTTTTGTGAGTAGTTCGTCTATTGCTTCTTCTGTGTTTTCTATGTTTTGTAGAAGGCATTTATACTATTTCGTTAGAAAATAAGAGGAAGCGTCCCTACTAAAATTTCAGTTCCTTTTTACGCAAAACAAAGATTAGCAGTATCAATATCCCTAAAATCATTAAAAATATAGAAGTAATTAGGATTACGCATATATAGACATATGGTTTTAGTTCATAAAATATCAATTCAATTACTGGTGCAAACAAAACGCGGAACTGGTATTTTATATCATCCCGTTTCAAAATATCCAAACACTGTTGAACGATTGTGTCCTTCATTTCTATTAGGATACAAACACATTTTTTTCGCGCGGATTTTGCGTGTTTAAATTTTCTGTAAAAAAATATAATGATAAATAATCATATTTTTGAACCCAACGAAGATTTTGACTTTTCCAAGTTATCTTTAGGACAACCTGCCGCTATACAAGGAGGTTCTTATTTTACGAAACTGTTGTATGATAAACATCCTTTTTATATTCAAACACCTAAAGGATTTACAAGAGGAGGTTTTGTTAAAAATGGAAAAAAAATTCATGTTGACTTGATGTTTGATAGTGCTGACAAAGACTTTATCAAATGGCTAGAAAACTTAGAGAGTCAATGTCAAGAACTTATTTATGAAAAAGGTGACGCATGGTTTGAAAACAAATTGGAAAAAGTAGATATTGAAAACGCTTTTACTAGTCCTATGAAAATTTATCGTTCTGGGCAGAATTATTTAGTGCGTGCGTCGGTTCGTGTAAATAGTGTAACAAATACGCCTAATGTGAAAATTTATAATGAAAACGAAACTATTCTAACCATTGAAGATATAACAAATGAAACCAATGTAGTTTCTATCATAGAAATTTTAGGAATAAAGTTTACTGCTAGAAATTTTCAAATTGATATTGAACTTAAACAGTCTATGGTGACGAGTAACGATGACTTATTTAGTAATTGTCTCATTCGACCCAAAAAAAATGCGGAGTTTCAAGTTAAAAACGAAGATAAACAAGATATCCCGGTTCTTTCGGAACCCATTGAACAAGAAGAAACAAATATAGAACTCTTGGAAAGATTAAGCAACTCTATTTTGAAAGAGGAAACTAGTGATAACCTTGACGCAAACGAAAATGACATGAGGTTACCAGCAGATGAAGAAAAGGAAGAGGTTGAAGTCGAAATTATTGATATATGTGATGTGAATGATTCGGAAGAAGGATTGAGAGAAATTGACCTTGACGAGTTGGATATAAATGTAGATAGTTTAGAATCGGTCTCACTGAAAAAACCAAATCAAGTTTATTATGAAATGTATAAAAACGCAAGACAAAAAGCCAAAGAAATGAAGGCGCAATGTATTACGGCGTTTTTAGAAGCGAAAAATATCAAAAACACATATATGTTGGAGGACGTTGATACAGATAGTGACGAGGATTCTGATTTTGATGAATATTGAGGGAGCAGAAAACTTTGGATTGTGTAACTGTCCCTTCTTTTATCAAGTATTCTCAAAAATATTTTATCCTCAATTTTATATAAATGACAAGTTTCAAAAAACTATGGAATGATTTTGGAATTACCCCAATCATAATTTTAATCGCGGTTGCTTTTGTTATAAATATGTTCGCCAATTATTTATACTCCAAGGGAAAATCTGGGTCTGAACTCATGACCGCAGGGCAAAACACGGCGTACTCAAATGGTTCGAGACCGAGTGGTCAATCAAATGTCCCAAAACCTGCTGAGGATTTAGGACAAAATGAGGTTTTCGCATCGGTGAATGGGATCTCTACTCCCACACAAGGTGTCCCGACAAGTTGTTCGAGTCCCAACATCCAAAACCCAGCTGATCTTTTACCCTCTGGGTCGGGTAATAACTCCTGGGCGCAGTTGAACCCTCAAGGAAAAGGTGAACTAGCCAATATTAACTTATTGAAAGCCGGATACCACTATGGTATTGATACTATTGGTTCCTCCTTGAGAAACGCCAATTTACAAATCCGTTCTGAACCTCCTAACCCGCAAGTCTATGTTGGGCCCTGGCAAAATAGTACAATAACCCCGGACTTCATGCGGGTTCCACTTGAAATAGGCGTCACAAATAATCAATAAAAAATTGCAAAAATAATTTATTTTTAACAACATAAAAATTTATAGTTCATTATAAACTTCATTCATAAAATGAAATTTATATTCTATTTATTATCAGCATTATCCACCTGGAACCCAGGAAGATTATAACAGTTTTTCATCAAGAAATCTTATGATGGGAAAAGGTAAGGAATTAGAATTCCCCGAAGGGCGGGGAGGGGGCAAGGGGTCGGAGGTCGCTTGCGACCTCAACCTTATTGCGCGAAGCGCAATGGGGGCAGCAACGCAGTCCGGGGGTTCCCCCTATTTATTATACCAACATTATATATGATGTTAAATATGAAAAAAGAAAATATATTGTTGTATGCGGTAATAGGTCTTGTTGTGGTTGTTTGTATTCATATTTACTACCAAACTGAAAACTATAGTTTGAAATGCGTTATTTCTTCCGTAGATGGAAACAAATATTGTGTTCGCGACCGCGCGCAAGTAGACGCGGCTGCCGATCTTTTAGCCCGTGTCACAGAAAAATGTAAAGAACTAGTTGCGTATATGAAACAAAAGTATCCCAAAAACAAAGACGTAAAACGACTCGTCGATAATTTCAATCCCAAACGTATCAGTGAAACATTACCAACAAGTGAACTTACCGCGTATAGTGAGAATAAAGGAGAGAAAATCGCGTTTTGTTTAAACAAGACAAAACACGGCGAAACATTGATTGACCTCAACACACTCACTTTTGTAGCGATTCATGAACTATCTCATTTGATGACACCTTCGGTAGGGCATAAACAAGAGTTTTGGAAAAACTTCAAGTTTTTACTTCAAAATGCAAAAGATGCCGGTATTTATGATCCTGTTGATTATAAAAAAAACCCGGAAAATTATTGCGGAATGACAATTACTGACAACCCGTATTATGATAGTTAACTTTGAAATGGAAAATAATTCACTCCATACAACCCATCATAATTTCTCTTGATAATCTTCTATCCATTTCGCCTCATCAAAACCGTAAACTTTGTCCCATAAATGTTTCCATTCTTTTTTGATGGCGTCGAAAAAGTCTTCAAATGTCTCATAATCCTTGGTTTTTATTGGAGTTCCAACACAATAAATAATATTTTTGCCAAACCCTAATTTAAACCTTTTTTCGTCCATAACGTTTTCTTTATTTTTTGATATAACAACTTGTATTTGTTGGTTAGGTTTGTCTTTGTCTTCATAAATTGATTTTAATAGTCCCGGTTTCAACGCTATATCTTTATAATCTTGCGGAAGAGTTAGATGTTTACAACGGGTTCCTTCTGGATAAAAATAAAATAGTTTCTTCTTTCTTAATTTGTTATATATATTTTCTCTCGAATCATTCCGATTAATAACTAGCAAACGATTGCATATTAAACCTATTAATCCATAAAACATTACGGAAAATGCTGCCAAAAATCTACCGATTGCGGGACACTGAAATATATAGGGGTCTATAAAAAAATCCGCGTAACTTCTATGATTTGTTATGATAACACCATTTGACACAATATCATTCATTTTATCATCAGTTTCATCACATTTACATTTTTTGTTTTTATTTATTGAATAAGATAGTTTTATATATCGAAGTTGTAAATATTCTTGAAT